CAATGTCCTCGAGTGCGGTCGACGATTCGGCAAGACTCACATGGGAATTCAGCTTGCAATCGAAAAGATTTTCGACGGCGCAGAAGTTGGCTGGTTTGCTCCGACCTATCGATACCTTGCAGATCCTTGGCGAGAGGTCGAGCGAATCCTTCAGCCGATGATCAGTCGGATCGATCGGAACGAGAAACGGATTGAAGTTCACTCTGGCGGCACAATGGACTTCTGGTCTCTGGACTCGGTCGATTCTGGTCGAGGCCGCCGCTATGACCGCGTGATCATTGATGAGGCTGGGATCATCAAAGACTTGGGTCCAGCTTGGCAAGAGACGCTCAGGGCAACCCTGGCCGACCGCCAAGGAGATGCCTGGTTCTTGGGAACTCCGAAGGGTCGATCTTTTTTCCATCGGCTCTTTGAAAGGGGCCAGATCGGAGACGAAGGATGGAGATCGTGGAGACTACCGACAACATCGAACCCGACGATCCCAGAGCATGAAATAGAAGCCGCCCGGCGAGAACTACCGCAGCACGTCTTTGAGCAGGAGTTCCTGGGTATACCGGCAGACGACGGAGGGAATCCGTTCGGCTTGGATTCGATATCGGCTTGCACGATCCCGCTGTCTACTGATCCCCCGAAGGCCATCGGCATCGACTTGGCCAAGAGCGTCGACTGGACGGTGGTGTGTGGCGTCGATGCCGATGGGCGGGTGTGTATGCTTGAGAGATGGCAATCGCCGTGGAAGGAAACAGAGGAGCGGATCGCCAGGCTGATCGGCGAGTTGCCGGTATTGATCGACTCGACTGGCGTCGGAGATCCAATTGTCGAGGGTCTCCAGCGGACCGCACCCAGGATTGAAGGATTTAAGTTCACACAGACATCGAAGCAGCAGCTCATGGAAGGGTTGGCCTCTTCATTCCAGACCAGGAGGGTCGGAATCCCAGAAGGATGGCTCAGGACAGAGTGCGAGACTTTCGAATTTGAATACACACGGACTGGAGTCCGCTATGAGGCTCCGTCTGGGATGCACGATGATGGTGTCTGTGCCTTAGCCTTGGCTGTCCGGTGTCTTGAGACCCTCGCAAACAATCAGTTCGACTTCCGGATCATGTGACCATGCCAATCAGTGACTTGTTCGGACTTATCCGCCAGAAGAAGCAGACCGATACCGATAAGTATCTCGCTTCTAGCGTCAACATCGTCGGCACTGGCGAAAAAGGCCAACTCCGTCCACCCTTCAGTCAGCAGAGAGGGATCAACTCTTTCCATTCGTGGATCTACGCAGCCTCAACAATCAACGCGAACGCAGTGGCATCGGTTCCGATCAGGTTGTACAAGCAGGCAGAGAATAGAAACAAGACCAAAGGTCGCCCGGTTTCAAGGAAGACCAAGGCGTATCTGCTGGGCGACGGCCCTGGAGATCAGCGCCCATCTCTTTCCGTGCTTCGTAAGGCTGCGGAACTTGGTGATGAAGTCGAAGAGGTCACTGGCAGCAATCCAGTCATGGATCTTCTCCAGACTGCGAACCCATTCCTCAACGGTTTTGACTTGTCGGTGCTTCGGATTCTGTATGGCGAGCTAACTGGCAACTCATATCTTCATCCGATCATCGACCCTGAAACGGATCAGCCGGTCGAACTGTGGCCCTTGGCTCCTCAGTATGTCGAAGTCATCCCTTGTGAAGATGATTTCATCGAAGGATATGTGTACGGCATTGACGCGCAAAGAAAGCAAATCTTCGCGCCTGACGAAGTCATCCACTTCCGCCGCCCTAACCCTGGTAACTACTACTACGGAATGGGCAAGGTTGAAGCTGCTTTTGGTGCTGTCATGTCGAACGAAGCACTGCATCAGATGGACCTCTCAACTTTTGCAAACTCAGCCAGGCCCGACTATGCGGTAGTCGTGAAGGGAACGCCTACTGGCGACCAGCTTGACCGATTCCAGCAGCAGGTCGAGGAGCGTCTGAAGGGAACCAGGAAGGATGGAAACTTCATCGCGGTCTCAGGTGATGTGCAGTTCACGCCGCTGAACTTCCCGCCCAAGGATTTGGCTGGCCGAGAAGACATTGTTGAAGAGATTGCAGCAATTTTCGGCGTGCCGGTGACAATGCTGAAAGCCAATGATCCAAACCTGGCAAGCGCGACGGCAGGCTTCAGCCAGTGGCGAGAGGGAACGATTCTTCCGCTTTGCAGAATGGACGAGCAGGAACTCAACCAGTCGCTGCTGCCGATGTTTGGGCTTGAAGATGACTATTTCCTCGCCTACGACAATCCTGTCCCAAAGGATGAAGCGTTTGAACTTCAGGCCAGGCAGTCAGCCGTCGCCGGGGGCTGGCAAACTCCGAACGAAGCAAGAATGGAAGAAGGGCGTGATGCCGTCGAGGATCCGATGGCTGACAAGTTGCTCTATAGCGGTCAGCCTTTGGGAGGGCCGCCGATGGGACCAGGTGGCATCATGCCGCCCCCAGGTGCTGGGATGCCCGGCCAAGAGGTTCCGGAGCTTGCCGGGGGTCCGGAGGAAGCTGCGCAGCCCGATGGCCAGGGCATTCCGCAAAGCCCCGATCAGGCTGCGGCCCAAGCCGCACCAGCTGCGGACCAAGCGACATCTCAGGCAAATCTCAACGGCGCTCAGATCTCGAGCCTCATCACAATTCTCGACGGAGTTGCTGCTGGGACGATTATGAAGGAAGGCGCAATCGAGCTGATCATGGCGACCGGCGTGCCGCGTCAGAGTGCAGAAAGAATGGTCGTCACGCAAGACGACGCGAAGCCAGAAGCAGTAGCAGATGCGCAAGCAGAAGAAATCACAGAACAACTTGAGCCTGTCACTGAAGAAGAGAAGTCCATCATTGACTTGGGTACGCTTTACGATGTCAGCATCCTCATACGCAAGGGAATTCTTGCTCCGCATGCAGCAGTGAAGACGCTCCAGGGTTCTGGCATGACCAGAAAGCGAGCCGAGCGAGTTGTCAAAAAGGAATCGAAAAAGGCGAACGTCCTTCGTCGAGACGATGACCTCTATGACTCTTGCGAAGAAGCCTCTCGAATTGCGGAGGGCTTGGGCTGTCAAGGATGTCACGAACACGATGCAAACGGCACGACCAAGTTCATGCCGTGTGCTGACATGGATGAGTACCAAGAAGTCGCAAGAGTCGTCCAGCAAGCCATCGAAAAGGATGTTGAAGGCGTCGACCTGAAGCCTACCGCGCAGATGGCGAAGTTGGCGAAGAGAGGCTTGTCACTTCGAGAGAAGCACAACCGAGGAGGCACAGAGGTCGGAGTCGCTCGAGCAAGAGACATCTCGAACAGAGAAAACCTTTCCTCAGAGACGATCGGGAGAATGGCAAATTTCTTCGGTCGTCATCGCGTCGACCTTGATGCACCAGCGGCAAAGCCTGGTCACAAGGAATACCCGTCTGCCGGTGTAATCGCTTGGCTGCTATGGGGAGGTGATCCAGCAAACCCAGACGGAGGCGGGGCTGGATGGGCTAAGCGGAAACAGAAGGAGATCGAGGCCGCCAAGGGCGGAACGAAAGGCGGTGAGGTCGCTGGCCTGGTCCCAAAACTCTTAGGCACTCGCATGAGTGCCGCAGCTCGGATTGCTCTTGGCAGTCATATCCTTGAGAAGTCTGAGGATTGCGGGACTGGAGCCGGTGGCTTTAAGCCTGGCAATGACTGCGCAGAAGATCATGGCAGACCCGAAGGAAGCGACACGACCAAACCAGACCAGGTCGAAACTCCTGAATTCAAGGACTGGTTCGGACAGTCCAAGGTAGCCAACTGGGACGGCACGCCGAAGGTTCAGTACCACGGAACACAAGCGGGCGAAGACTTCAGCGCATTCCGCGCACCGAAGGACAGCGATCCGGTAAGCAGTGCGCTGTTTGTAGCTCCACGGGCTTGGATCGCGGAACAGTACGCTGGAGGCGAAGAAGGGAATGATGAATTCCCAAAGAACGCAAGACTGATTCCAGTCTATGCGAGCATCCAGAAGCCCTATATGCTCGACAGTCTCAGTCAAGGGATCACAATCGGCGAACTCAGAGCCGAGGGATATGATGGCGTCGTCGATGCTGCTGGTGGGTATTGGGCCGCGTTCGATCCCAGTCAGCTCAAGTCATCGATCGGAAACGACGGCTCATTCGATCCGAACAATCCTGATCTGACAAAGTCACAGACTAAGGCTGACAACTGCGGAACTGGGGCGGGCGGATTTTCAGAAGACAACACATGCGCAGTGGGTCACGGAGCGCAGTCTTCGGACGGAGTCAACCAGGAGAAGAAGGACGAAGACCTGACCCCCGATGAGCGACTTGATGCGCACTTGCGCAACGCCGGGAACCTTCCGAACTTCATCGAGATGGTCGGAAGCGGTGAACTTACTGCTGACGACTTCCACGATTTGCAGGGATACGTTCGGGAGCAGATTGATAGAGGATATGAAACAAGGGAGGAATTCGTAGACTCTGGAGCTGAACTTGAAGGCGAACAATGGGAAGCAGCAAAGGCAGAAAGTGACTACTGGGAACAGATAGACAGCGACCTGATCAACGAGGCCGCTGAACAAGGTTTCTACAACGTCGAGAACGGAGAATTCGAGTTTCCTTCCAAGTCAGAACCCTGGCCTGAAGAGAGGCGAGAGGTTCCG